GGCTCTTCCTTGAATAGCTCCTTCGTTAGCAGCTTTATCAGTTTGTTGTTGAGCCATTAATTTATCTCTTTGGAATCTACGTAATCCATCAGCAACTAATTCAGGTGTAGCACGATTAAATAAATTAGCAAAAGTAATTTGGTCAATCATACCTGACTGAAGCAACGTAAACAACAATTGGTTTGCAGCGCTAATTCCTTGCTCAGGAGTTTCAGAACGTTTGATGAAGATTCTGTAATCCTGTAGCAAATGATCTTTAGTAATCATAATTCTACCTAAACCATCATCACCTACCATCATGGCAAGTTTACGAGGATTATCATAGTAAATAGATTTACCTACGGTAGCCATATGCTCATATGCCTGACGTAAGATTGATGTCAATGCCCAATAGAATGGCTCTTGCACTAATGAACCACGTTGAATTTGAGCTTCAACAACACCCACCAACATATCATTACCACCTTGAGTACCTGTCATAGCCTCATTCACACCTGTAACATCCTGAATAGATTGCTGCACAGCTTGAATAACCTGGAACATCTGTAGTGTACCCGGACCAATGTTTGTTCCGTATGTACCAATAGCATTCTGCACTGATCCAACACGGTCAGTATCTACAAAGATTGGCTTAGATGAGTTAATGTTACGATTGATATCAGCTTCACCATCTCTATCGTCAACTGCTGACTTAGAAATAACTGTACCGCTTCCACGCATATTTGCCATCTGAGACTCAATAACAGATATAGTACGGTTGAGGAATCTTTGTGGATCAATAACGTCATCTAGTGGCGTTAAAACTTCTCCACGATCATATACCCATGTGTAACACTTATAAGGGAATCTAACATTTGAAGGATCATAAAGATTTTTTTCTTGGTAAGGCATAATACCATATTCAAGAACAATATCTCCATATCCAATTTCCTCTTGAGGAATCATAATGCAGTAACGAAGAATATCTACATAGATAGTTTGTTTCTTCTTGTTACCCATTTCCTCTTTATGCTTTTCAGTCTGAGGTTCGATGAGGTCTTTATCTGTGTATTTAGATGAAGAGTCGTTAATCATAGTGTAGTATGGATACCCATACTCATCCATTACCCAACCGTAATCTTTTTTCTCAACATCTTTCCAATACACTTCGTAAGTAGGAACTTTACCACCAGGGATGGTATAGATACCATTTACAATTTTGTGCATATTGTTTTGATTCGTGTGGTTTGAGTAATTTTCAATTGCCTCACGCTCATCGTTTGTAAGATGTGGGTATTTCTCAAAGATAGACGGGCTATCCATGTAGTACCACTCACCCATAAACTCAGCATCAGTTAAGTCAGGTTTTTTAGCAGACATATCCCACAAAAAGAACAATGGGTTAACACATTCAGCCATGTAATTTTCTCCTGATTCATAACCTTTGTAAATTCCTAAACCACAAAGAGCAAGATTACGTGTAATCTGAGTTTTAAGCTCATCAATATTTACTTCATTAGCAATAAATTCAATGAGATTGTTGATGTCTTTCTCGTAGTTTTCTACGAATGTATTGTAGAATAACTCTTCAGTCTCCATCTCAGTATCCATTACAGGATTAAACTCCTGAATGATTTCTTTTAAAAATGGCATTGCATCGCCAACTTTCTGAAGTGACTTAAGTCTTTTGAGTTCTTGCTCACGCTTGTTTACTACGAAATCAGATACGCAGTTAGCACGAGCATCGTATGATAAACGAATAGCATTACCAACATACTGTTGTACCATTGGCTTGATTACGTTCTTTGTCCATTTGAGTCGGTTACGAACATCTCCTGACTCATCCAAGAAGAATGCCTCAATGTCTTCCTCGAAGATCCATTGTCCATCCTGTCCCTTAAAGAATGACCAGTTGATTAAGCACTTGTTGATATACCTGCGATAGATATAGTTGCTCATAATAGCTAAACAATACTTAGCATATTCCTTGTGGTAGTCCTTATCTTTTTTTCCTTGTAGCTTATTAGGTCTAAGTCTACCTGTGCTGAACATATAACTCATATCACTTCAATACATCATTAATTTTAACGAGCACTTCTTTCCTAGTCTTCTTATCTATAGTCTTAGCTCCGTATGCTGATTCTAAGTTTTTAATCATCCCCGGTAACTCATCATTAACCTTGACAACTAAGTCAGTGTACTTCTTCTTTTCATCAATGTCCATGCTCGCAAGTGTCTGTGAATCAAGGACAATCATTTCGTTCAATATCTCGAACATATATTGCGTCATCAACTTTGCCCTCAACCTGTACTCAGGATTAAATGACTCCATTTTTTTAACGGCATTGACGATATAGTCAGGAAGTTCCCCTCTAATAATTTCGCCAAGGTCTTTACGGATGTGGTAGTCTCTGCCATAGGTTAATTCTAGGGCTTTTGATAACCGATCCTTTTTGCTTAATCTGTAAATCGGACTTGTTCTATTTCCGAGCAACCAACTAAGTCTTACTTCCTTTGCCTTAAGCCCTTTAAACTCGTCTATCTCAGCTAACTCAGGGTATTCCAACCTCAAATCGTTTTCTGTTTCTAGACCGAATAGAACTAATTCAACTTCTTTTTCAACCATAAAAGTAATAAAAAAATAGGGTAGACAATTTAATGCCTACCCTACAAAGGTAATTAAATTTTAATTATACAGCTGGGCAACCAAGATAGTCAACATACTGAGTTGAAGTAGCAGCCCAAGAACCATTCAAGATTGAAGTCAATTTTGTAACAGTTGCAGCAGCACCAGCATCAGCAGCATTCAAGTATACCAAAGCAGTAACCGGCTTAGAAACTTCCATACCATTAACTAGGTTTGTACGGATTTCTTTGCGGTAAATAATTTGGTAAGTTTGGTAAAGAGCAGCAGAAACTAAACCAGCGTTGTTGATTTGAGCAAGAACTTGTGATGGAGTTCCAGCAGGAGCAACCCATGCAGTAGAATCAGTCACAGTAGCACCTACAGGAGCAACAACGTTCAAGCCACCAAAACCAGCGTTTTTAGCTGTGATACGAACAGTTGTAGAACCTGTAACAACAGCTGTAAAGTAAGCGTTGATGTCAGCATTAATTTCAGAAACAAACAATGTAGCTAACTCAGCAGCAGTTGGAGTAGGATCAGTACCAACAGTGTAAGTGCGAGCTTGAAAAGTTGCGTTAGTTTCAACACCACCACTAAAGAAAGCTTGAGCGTAAGGAGCAGAAACCGTAAGCGTAAAAAGACCGTTACCTGGCGCAGGGAACGACATAGGAACACCTGACAATTGAACATCAACTACGTTTGCAGTACCAGTAACACCAGCAGTGTAGCGGAAACCAAGAAGGTCAGTAGCTTTGATGATCAAGGCATTAGCGCCAGACTCATCTTTGATTGTTAAGCGACCAGAAGCAAGAACTACGTCAGTAGCTGCAACCGGAGTGTTTAGTAACAATGCAGAATCAGCATTGATTACCGGGAGTTTAAATGTAATAGCCATTTTAAATAAAATTATACACTGACCTAAGTCTGTGTGGTTAAAAAATAACCATGCACCGTGCATAGTACTCGGCAAATATAAAACAAAAAATTAATAAAAAATTTTGGGTTTGGGTTTTTTTCTTTTTCTTTTTGATTAAGTATATGTGAGTATATACGTAGTATATACGAATATATAGTTAATCTTTTCTTTTCTCTTTTTCTTTTTTTGCTTCTTTTTTTCTTTTTCTCTTTTCTTATTTTTCTTTTTCTTTTTTTAATTTTTTCGTCAAATATTTTGTGGATTAAAAAATAGTCCATAGATTTGTCCCGTGAGTTTAGGGAATCAGCATACAACGTTTTTAGAGGTTAATCAATTTAAGGCCCTCGCATCCATCCCCAACTCACACACAGTGGGGGCCTTTTTTTTATAATTATGGAAACATTAAAAGCAATTTGCATTAACGACAAGGGTAGACCTGCTGACTACGTAGGCCCATGGATTGAGAAAGGTGCAACGTACACCGTCACTAAAGTTGTAAAGCTTGCAAAGCATCACATGGCTTTGGGATTTGAAATTGAGGAAGTAAGATTTCCTGAAGGAAGTAAATACAAATACTTTTTGGCTGCTAGGTTCAGACCTCAGACTGAGGATGATGAAAATGCTGAAGCTGCGTTTGAAGATTTGATGGAGTCAATTTCTGTTACGGTATTAGATTAGTTTTGTTACAGGAGCAACTAAATAAATTCACTGGCATCGTTTTCCATGAAGACGAGCACAAGTATATCTACAATGGTTACGAGTGTAGATCAGTGACAACTCTGCTCAAAGACTACAAACATATTTTTGACGATGTCCTAATTGCTGGCAAATATGCTAAGAAGCACGGGATGGAACTCATGGAAGTTCTTAAAAATTGGGAGCAGATACGTGAGAGATCCGGAACTATAGGAACAGAAGTTCATAGATACGCTGAAATGAAGTTTCTTCAGAAGGCATATGTACCTCATTGGTACGAATATGAGCCCCCTACGCAACTTTTAACCTACGTAGACAACTTCTACCATGACACAAAGGATAAACTGATCCCTATCAAGCTAGAATTCGTTATAGGAAGTTTTGATAAGCGTCTATGTGGAATGATTGATAAGTTATTCTGGAACATAAAAGCTCAAGAGTTACAGATTTGGGATTATAAGACTAGTAAGAAGATTGAAACTAGCAGTCCGTTTAAGAATAAAATGCAAAAAGGATTGAAGCATTTAGATGACTGCGAGTACAATACATACAGCTTACAATTAGGCATATATAAAAAAATAATTGAGACGGAATGTCAAATTAAATTAGGTAATTCCTATATTTGTTGGTTAAATGCAGAAAATGACAACTATAAAGTCATTAAAACAGCCGGCATGGAACAGGAAGTAGACCTAATTTGGAATGAAATATGAGCACCTCAAGTGCATATTCTAGCAACAAGCTAAAACAAATCCTGGATAACGGAACTCAGCACTTTATCATAAAGTCCTACGTTTACCCTGCCTTCGAGCATGATCGCAAAAAACCCGAATACCATCTTTACTGGATCAACATGAACAAAGGTGTATTTGAAGATATGCCTAGGTATAGACATATGTCATTTAAGATACTAAACAAGAAAGAGATGAAATTGTTTCTTTCAATTATGGATCAGTACCATATTCCTATAAATAATAAACAAGGAATAGTTTGGGAAAATAAAAAACTAGGCCTGGATAAAGACCTAGTTAAGTATCTTTAAGATTCGTCCGGTACGTTTATCTACTTTAGCTAACTTCATACGGAAATTAGTCTCCTTAGATTGCACATACTTTGTCACCACGTGCGTTTCTTTGTCCTGAGACTTGATATTCTCCGGGTCGTATCTAGTATGCGCCTGAGCGTTGATATATGAAAAAGCAATAGCAAAGATGGCATCATCATAATCGTAGCGAGTATCCGCTGCTTGGTAACGAGTCTGTCTATGGCTAGTCGAGCTCTTCAAATCCTTCTCAACAAACGTCTTCAGCTGCTCCCACAGCCATGGAACGTCTATATTGATGCCGTAGGCATCAATCATCTCCTCAACTTTAGCAATAATCCTCGGTGCCGTGTTCGCTTTGTTGGAAATGCCGAACCATTTCCCACCATAAGTCTGAAAGTATTCCGGTAGCTGAGTGTTAGCGGTAAACTTTGTCTTGAATCCGTGTATCTCTTGGAAGTCAACGTGCATATCACCAATGTTATTCTCTACAAGTTCCTTTGCACCGCCTCTGCGTTGTTGATCGTAGTACAAACTTTGCAGTAGTACCTGTAGGTAGGTGTATTTAAACTTGCGATCACGGTGGAATACTACGGAAGCTACGGTATTAGTCAGTGAATCCCATATGGCACTACACATCATGGAGTGTCCTGTCTCGGAGTTGATGGGGTCAGTCCCTTGGTACCATCTATTCTTCCATATTTCCCCATTTGGTGGGTGATGTACAACCATTGCTGTGGTGGATACGTCTTCTCTACCTGAGGTGTTTATCCATCTAGCCCCTGTGATACGGTATTCTGTAATCAAATCGGGCGTAGGTTGGCTCATATCCATAATAGGTTCGAAGTATCCGTACTCAATAGGCACATCTTTACCGTATATCTCGCTTAATCTTTGGTTACAGTAATGAATCGGAACGAGTGTTCTCGCTTTCCGGAGGAACATATCGTCAATTGTGATAGGATAATGCTGGTGGAACTGTACTTTTGCGACTTCTCCTTTTTTGGTTCCCTCAAGTGCCAAGTACGCTTTACGTTCGTTGGCGATGTGTTGATCTGTGACTCCTCTACGTGCGTAAGCATTAAAGAATAATGGTATGATTCCATAATCAAAGTTTTTATCCCTCCACTGGCTAAGACACATTTTGAATTCGGCTTCAAATACTGATCCACCTTTATCCATTTCGCCTCCTGTACCCCATGCAATAAACTGTTGCTGCATGGTCATTTTTCCTGTTTCTGGGTTGTACTTAAATAAGGCAGGTCGACCTTCACGCATCATCTCACCGAATATATCGAATAGACCAATCTCATCGACAAATACTGCTGATGGTGAACCACCGTTGATTGCATCTACCTGTGGAGTATCTACTTGAAAGCGTGATGCACCACCTTCGTCACGACCTTTCTTCTCACCCTTTTTATCGAATGACATTACTTGGTCTGTCCAGTTTTTAACGTCCTGAGCTATGTAATCAGGAATCTTAGTGTATGCCCACTTTACTTTATCTCGGAAAATCTCAATACCCTTATCCTTTGAGTGGGTAACGAATTTAATAAAGTAGGACTTGTTTAGATTCACACGCTTCATCCCTGCTAGGCACATGGTTGTGGTAAAACCAATCTGTCGGGCTTTACCAATCATCATTGAGTATCCGCAGTCGAATAAAAATAGAAGAACCTTCTGTGCATCCCACGCTTGGTAGCGAAGCATACCGTTCTCGGACTTATCTTCCTTAATGAATCCGTATTTATTACAGAAGTATAGTGTGTTGTCGTTACATTTCTGTATCTCGGTTGCTAACCAATTGTATTGATCCTCTTCATTTACAAAGTCTGTAATGAGGGTATCATCTTCTAGCCAGATTCTGGCTTGTTCGCAGTACAGATCGAAAGGCTTGAAACTTACTTTATTCTGCCAACCGCTATTTATGCTGTCAATCCAATCCACGAATGGTTTTGGATAATCAAATTCAGCATGGTTAGGTTTCCAGTCTGTGGTAAGTATTAACCTTCGAGCTACACCGTCTTTAGGTTGACGCATATAGCAGTTTTAAATTATCCTCCGGTTTGATTGTTCCCGGTTTGACCATTTTCTGTTTTTTTACCAGGAAAAGTTTTTTTAACTTGATCAATCAATCCGAGAATTGCACCGCCTGCTGCAACACCTTCAGTAATTTTTTTACCAAGTTGACCAGATTCTTTAGTTTTAATTCTGTCTAATTTCATCTCTTTTTTAGCAGCAGATTTTTCCTGACGATAAGATCTGTTTTCAGATTTTTTAGCGTATTTGCTTTCTAATTTAGCAGCTGCATTTTGTGCTTTATAATCTGATTTAGTTTTTACAGATGAAGTAGCTGACGGAGCTGGAGCAGTAAATCGATTTGTACCGGCTAAACCTGTAGGGCGATTTTGTGTTATAACCGTAGGTTTTTTTACCTGCATTGGTTGCATTGTGGTTTTAACTGGACCTTTCTTTTTGTTTCCACTACCTGTGTCATTTGCACGCTGTACAGCAGCAGCTAGTTTTGCTTTAATACTCATAACTTTTATTTTTTAAATTTTGACATTTTCTTTTCACGAGATTCAGTTTTCTTAGACTCTGATTTCTCGTGTTTCTTCATAGTCTTCTTTGATGGATACTTCTCTTCAGCCATGCTGCCTTCATATTCCATAAAAGCTTTTTTAAGTGCTTTACCTCTTTTCATATTAATCACAGTATTTTTTATCCTTGGTATTCTTGTACATCAACTTAAATCCAGGCTTACAAGCGCAAGACATATCCTCCTTTAGGCTGTTAGATGATGCAGGTCGGCCTTCTACTCGACCATAGTCAACGTAGCTGCCATTCTTCTTAGGATTTGAAGCCCAGTATTTATCTCCTTTCATAATCAATGTTTTGTCAAAGATAAAAATTATTTGTATACAAAAAAAGGGGCCGAAACCCCTTTCCAATCAAAACAAACAATATACAAACAAAAAACAAGAGTTCAAATATAGTAATTATAATGGAAACTTGATGCTGTCGATTAATTTTTCTGATCTATCAGTATTATTTTTCTTGTCAACAACTCTTTTTGTGTCTATGATAAGTATTCTACTACCAATTGGTTTGATAGGTGCTCCACGCTCAACGTGCCATCCCTTTGAACCATCCCCGAACTCCTCTTTGTAAGTACCGGTAATCATCAAGTGAATTTGCTTTTGTTTGCTAAACCATCCGCACGCAGGGTTGTGTTCGATGGTATCTCTAGCGACATTGGTGCACTTGTTCTCGTGAATATGTCCCATTGCAAATACCTCAAAGTCCTCATACATCTCAAGAGCACGAGTAAGGTTGATCTCGCCACGTGTAACAATTCCACCTCCTCCACTTCCATGGAAATATCGCACCTTGGTGGATAATCTGTGTTTAGGTCTAATACATTGATTTATTACAAGCCATCCACCGTAACCTCCGGTCTGAACGTTAGTGTTGTTTTTGTAATTAAGCAAGTCAACAAAGCGCTGAAGTACATCTGTCTCATGGCGTTTAAGTATTGCAGTTTCGTGGTTTCCATATCCGACAACGGTAATTAGGTGTGAGTAGGGTGTAAAAAAGTCTACGGCTGTTTCTATGATAGAATCTAGGTATCGGATGTTGTTGTGCTCCGGACGGATGTCAGACTTAGTACCCCTTGGGTCCCATTTTCCCTGCATGAGACAGAATGTGTCTCCGTTAAACATCATCGGAATAGATTCTTTAAGGCAGTAATCTAGGTCTCTCTTGAGTAATTTCCAATCGCACTTAGGGTTGTCCCAGTGGATATCGCTGAACATAGCGATTTTAACTTTGCTTCCATCAATCTTTAATTCATGGATATTCTTTGATTGTCTAATTAATTGCATTTAGTCGTTATTTGAGTACTGCTCATCTAGTTCCTCATTTCGTTGAGGCATACGATCAAATTCTTTTACGCAGTAGAAGAGCTTCTTAATAGTTCCTTTGTAAAAGTATATAGGGTTGACCATGTAGGTTCGGCGATTTTTTTCGATTGTAAATCTAATAATATCTTTGGCACAAAGTTCTTTGATGCTGTTCATCACAAACTTCATGTTCATATCCGTCAACTGTTGGATATCACGCAAACTGTAATTTTTAATAGAGTTACCGTATCCCATCTGCTGTGTCATAAACCGAAGCATTCTATTCGATGACGGCTTAATTTCATTCATAATAGAAAGCGACTCAGTGAAGGTAATCATGTAGCGCATCTTCTTTCTACGCAGCAAGTTCGCAATCACCTCATCAGCCTGTGCATTGTACCCCTCGGCTATATGGACAAATTGTCCCTTGCCATCTTTGTAGTAAAGATCAAGGCCCTTAACTTTATTGTTAATCACCCTGTCTGCCTCTAGCAGGATTAAGTCAAATACTATGTTGTTCATTTTTTAGATTGTAGATTGCGATCCACAATAAGTGAATCTACATTGATTTTTATTTTCTTCAGATGTGATATCGTTTGCTTGTGTCTTGTATGCTCATAGAATATCAATCCATTTAAAGCCCTACCGAATTCAATAGCACTCATATCTCCTTTCATCTTATTGCAGTCACCACAGGCAGGTACTTTATTTGAATTACTTAACTTACCTCCCCTGCTCTTAGGAACCAAGTGATCCACAGTTCTACTATAATCATCAAGCTTGCACTTACAATAAGCACATACATTCAAGTCTACTCCACTCTTACTAATCATATTACAAAACTATATATATTAATTTGAAAAAACAAGCACTTTGTGTACACTTATAGTAGAACAACTTGTTACCACTTTTTCACATACTAACTTGTTACTAATCAAGCACTTACAAACACTCTCTATATATTGTTTATCTCTACATGGTCCTAACAGAATATCATGAATGCCCAGAAATAAGTAATTAGGTGTATGCAATACTCCTGATTATTTAATGCCGGGATAGAATCAACCTGTAAACCAATCATTTATTTCTCTACACACGTCAGGTACCTCAATAGTACTACTACCCCTCCCCCTTTTTATATCGGACTCTCCTAAACACTATGGTTCTCTTGAAAGTATCTGTGTTTTTCGGGGACTTATACGCTGTAACCTATCCCCTCCCCTATCTCAAGCAAAAACGCAATGCCAAACTGCCTCATTATCAGTACGTTAACTATCTTTTATTCGAGCTTTGGTTCACGTTCCTTGCCCATTGGCTCACCTTTGCTATAATTGGGCTTAATTATATGGCTTTTATAGTCATTTCACAGCTCATTTTTATGTCAAATTAGCGTACAAAAGTACATACTTTGTTACGTTTGTTTGTCTTGTTTTGTGCTCTCAATTGCCCAATTTTACTACATTTCCAGTATTTTTATCAATTTCTAAATGCTTGATTTTCAGTTAGTTATAATTTAATTTCAATCTATTTTCAATTTTATTGTTGAATATCCAAATTTAGTTTGTATTATTGCAATGT